AAATTGATATTGTTCATTTAGAAGAATTACCTGAAAAATGGCCAACATATGGGGATAGTACTTTTAATATTGAATTACAAAAAGAATTATATAATAAAAATCGGCCTTGGAAAATAGTAGAAACTCTTCATAGCATTGATTTTAATATTAATACTAAAGTTTTAAATCCTGATGGTTATGCTTTTGTTATTAACCACCATTTAACAAATACATTTAAAAATAAACCTGGAAAAAAAGAATTAATAGAATACCCTATTGATTATGATATTATTTCAAATAAACCTAGACATCAAATTTTATCTGAACAAGGATGGAGACCAATAGGTGAGTACCATATTGTGAATGTCGGTTTATGGACGCCAGGAAAAAACCAAAAGTATTTAATTGATATAGCAAAAATATTATGGGAAAAATATAGATGGACTTACATATTTCATTTAGTTGGTAATCAAGCACAAAATTTTGAAGATTATTGGAAACCATTAATGGAAAATTTACCTCCAAATATAAGAATACATGGTGAAAAAAATGAAAAAGACGTAAGTGAATATTATAAAATGGCAGATTTAATGTTATTTACTTCTACTTGGGAATGTAATCCAATAGTATTAAAAGAAGCTATTTCTAATAATATTAAAATAATGGCCTTTAAATTAGACCATTATAAAGGAATATATGATAATTATATTAATTATTTAGATGGGAATGCCTTAGCTGATAAAGAAAAACTTGTAGATGTAATACATTCTCCTATAAAATATAAAACAACAATTTCAAACCCCGTAAAAGATTTTGCAAATAAACATTTAAAGTTATATGAAGATATTAGTAATAGGAGATAGTTGTACTGATAAATTTATTTATGGAGAATGTAATAGGATATGCCCTGAAGCTCCAGTACCAGTATTTAATCCAATTGAACAAAAATCAAATGGAGGAATGGCAAAAAATGTATTTAATAATTTAGTAAGTTTATCTAATGATTGGGAAATAGATTTAGTTACCAATGAAAATGAGATAACAAAAACAAGACTAGTAGATAAAAAAACAAATCAAATGTTATTAAGGGTAGATGAAGATGATTATTGTAAGAGAGTAAAAAATGATGTTATTACTAAATTAGGAGATTATGATGCAGTTGTAATTAGTGATTATAATAAGGGGTTTTTAACTGAAAGTACAATTAAATATCTTATTGCTAAATATCCTATGACCTTTATTGATTCTAAAAAACTTTTTAATGAATGGATTAACGGAGTTACATTTTTAAAGATTAATGAAGTAGAATATAATAGAAATAGAAAAAATTTAAAAAATTATAAAGGTAATTTAATAGTTACCTTAGGTGAAAAAGGAGTAGATTTTAATGGTACTATTATTCCACCTAAAAGACAGGCAGAAGTATCTGATCTATCAGGTGCTGGTGATACTTTTTTTGCTGCATTTGTTTGTGGTATTTTAAAAAATAAAGGTATCAAGTCTAGTATTGATTTTGCCCAAGATTGCGCATTATCAGCAATAGAAAAAAAAGGAGTAGTAATTATTTAAAAATTATTTGGTTTTTGGATTACTATTTCGTATATTAATGTTATATTAAAAATAAGTTATAATTATGGATTTATCATTACTTAAACAGAAATTGGACACCCTCCAATCAAAACCTCAGGGTGGAGGTCAAAAGACCGATTATACTAAAATTTTTTGGAGACCTAGTGTAGGTAAACAACAAATTAGAATTGTACCTTCGGCTTTTGATAAAAAGAACCCATTTAAAGAATTAAAATTTTATTATGGGATTACAAATAAGGTTATGATTTCACCTTTAAATTTTGGTGAAAAAGACCCTATTCATTTATTTGCTCAAAAACTTAGAGAAGAGTATAATAAAGAAAATTACATACTTGCAAAAAAGTTAGACGCTAAAAACCGTATTTTTGTTCCTGTAGTAGTTAGAGGAGAGGAGGATAAAGGTGTTAGATTATGGCAATTTGGTAAATTAGTATATGAAGAATTATTAGCACTTGCTGTTGATGATGAAATTGGAGATTATACTGATGTAGCTAGCGGTAGAGATTTAACAGTAGAAACTGTAGGCCCAGAATCAACTGGTACACCTTATAATAAATCTTCCGTAAGAGTTAGACTTAAAACCACACCACTTAGTGAAGATTCTGCTACTGTAGAAACATGGTTAAAGGAACAACCAAATCCTGAAGAATTATTTAAGCGTTATACTTTTGATGAAATGAAATCAGCTTTAGAAAAATGGTTATCACCTGAAGAAGGTGAAGAAGGTGATGTTATTTCTGAACCATCAAATGATTTTGATAATGATCCTAAAGATTTACCTTGGGAAAAGGAAGAATCTAAATCTAAATTTAGTTTAGATACTTCTAAATCGAAGCAAAGTAAAAAGGATGAATTTGATAATCTATTTGAATAATGGGGAGAAAAACAAAAAAATCATTATCAGCAGCAGCGTCTGCTGAGATTAAGGCTAATTTTGATCTAGGAAAATTTAAATCTAAAAAAGGTTTAGATAAAAACATCAAATTTAAAGACCAAGAATGGATTCCTTTATCACCTGCTTTTGGTGAGGTCACATCAGTCCCAGGTATTCCTATGGGGCATATTGTTTTACTTAGAGGTCATTCTGACACAGGTAAAACCACAGCAATGATAGAAGCAGCAGTATCCGCTCAAAATAACGGAATACTGCCTGTTTTTATTATTACGGAGATGAAGTGGAATTGGGAACATGCTATTCAAATGGGTCTTGATATTGAAGTAGAACGTCATCCTGAAACGAATGAAGTTGTAGGTTATGAAGGTAATTTTCTTTATATTGATAGAGAAACAATTAATTCAATTGAAGATGTAGCTGGATTTATTTTAGATTTATTAGATGAACAAAAGAAAGGTAATTTACCTTATGATCTATTATTCTTATGGGATAGTATTGGATCAGTACCTTGTGAAATGTCTATTAAATCTAACAAAAATAATAATGAATGGAATGCAGGAGCTATGTCAACACAATTTGGAAATAATGTTAATCAAAGAATTACATTATCAAGAAAAGAATCTTCACCTTATACTAATACATTAGTTTGTGTTAATAAAGTTTGGACATTAAAACCAGCTTCCCCTATGGGTCAACCTAAGTTGATGAATAAAGGAGGTTATGCTATGTGGTTTGATTCTACATTTGTAGTAACATTTGGTAATATTATGTCTGCTGGAACATCTAAAATTAAAGCAATTAAAGATGGAAAACAAGTAGAATTTGCTAAAAGATGTAATTTACAAATTGATAAAAATCATATTAATGGAGTTACTACTAGAGGAAGAATAGTAATGACACCTCATGGTTTTATAACAGATGATCCAAATGAATTAAAGAAGTATAAAAATGATCATGCACAAGAATGGGTAAAAATTCTTGGTGGTTTAGATTTTGATGTTGTTGAAGAAGGAGAAGAAATACAAGATGTTTCTCAATTTGAGAAAGAACCAGAATAACAATAATGAAGCATAAAGAACTATTTAATCTTTTGGACTCTGTCCAAGAGCAAGGGGAGGAACCTCAATTAAAAAGACACGATAAAGTTCTATTAATAGATGGGTTGAACCTATTTTTTAGAAATTTTGCAATGCTTAACATGGTAAATCCTGATGGGGTACATGTTGGTGGTCTTGGGGGTTTTTTACGTTCTCTAGGTGCTTTAATTAGACAAGTTCAACCAACCTCTGTTTATGTAGTATTCGATGGAGCGGGTTCATCAACCAACCGCAAGAACCTGCTCCCCGAGTACAAAGAGGATAGAAATCTCCAACGGATTACTAATTGGGAAATATTTGAAGATGTTGATGATGAACATGATGCAAAAGTTGACCAAATAGTACGTCTAATTCAATATCTAAAATTATTACCTGTTAAAACCATAACAATAGATAAAGTAGAAGCCGATGACGTTATAGCAGTGTTATCTAATAAACTAGTTGAAAAATATAATTCAACAGTATTTATAGTTTCTAGTGATAAAGATTTTGTACAATTAGTTACTGATAAAATTATTTTATATAGACCAATGGAAAAGGAGTATTATACACCTAAAGTTGTAACAGAAAAATTTGGGTGTTTATCTAAAAACTTTATTTTATATAAAACATTGTTAGGAGATAACTCAGATAAAATACCAGGAGTAAAAGGTCTAGGTATAAAAGGAATATATAAAAAATTCCCTGAGTTACAAACTCAAAATTTAACACTAGAAGATATTTTTGACATATCAGCTAGGAAATTTAAAGAACATGTTGTATATTCAAGAATAGTTCATGACAAAAATAGATTAGAAACTAGTTATAAAGTTATGGATCTGTCTATTCCAATGATAGATGATAATGAAAAAGAATATCTTGATACTGTTATTAAATCGGATTTTCCTGATTTACATGATAAATTGTTTATTCAATTATATAATGAAGATAAATTGGGTGGTATGATTAGAAATTTGGAAATATGGTTAAGAGATAATTTTTTACAATTTAAAGGTTATAAAAATTGACATTAAATAATATAAATCAATACGGAACAGAATTTCAGATAAAGGTTTTATCTTCGTTACTTACTCATAAAGAGTTTTTAACTAATATTCATGATATTGTTAGTGAAGAATATTTTGAAAATAATGCCCAAAAATGGACAATTAAAGAAATTTTAAAATATTACGATAAGTATCATACGACACCTTCATTAGAAGTACTTAAAGTTGAATTACAAAAGTTAGATAATGATGTTTTAAAAGTATCTATAAAAGAACAATTAAAACAAGCTTATGTTACATCAGATGAAGATTTAGAGTATGTACAAGAAGAATTTACTAATTTTTGTAAAAATCAACAATTAAAAAAGGCTTTAATGACTTCCGTTGATCTATTAAAAGCGGGAGATTTTGAAGGTATAAGACATATAGTTGATAATGCTCTAAAAGCTGGGCAAGATAAAAATGTAGGACATGAATATAATAAAAATATTGAAGACAGATATAGGAAAAATTCTAGAATCACTATACCTACGCCTTGGGATCGTATTAATGAATTACTACAAGGTGGATTGGGAAATGGAGACTTTGGTCTTATTTTTGGTAATCCTGGAGGTGGTAAATCGTGGTCTCTTGTAGCATTAGGAGGATATGCAGTTAGATTAGGTTATAATGTTATCCATTATACTTTAGAATTAGGAGAAGATTATATCGGAAAACGATATGACTCTTTCTTTACTAAAATACCAGTTACAAAAATAGATTCATTTAAATCAAAGGTAGAAGAGGTCATACCCCAACTACCAGGTAAGTTAGTTATCAAAGAATTTCCTACAGGAAGGGCAACTATGTCAACAATTGAATCACATATTAACAAATGTACAAATATGGGAGTTAAACCAGATTTAGTAGTTATTGATTATGTAGATCTTCTTGCAGGAAAAAGAAAAACTCGTGAACGTAAAGATGAAATTGATGATATTTATAGCAGCGCAAAAGGATTAGCAAGGCAATTAAGCATACCTATTTGGTCTGTTTCGCAGGTAAACAGAGCAGGTGCACAAGACAAAATTATAGAAGGAGATAAAGCAGCAGGATCATATGATAAAATGATGATTTCTGATTTCGCGATGTCTTTATCTAGAAAAAAAGAAGATAAAGTCAATGGCACTGGTCGTTTTCATATAATGAAAAATAGATATGGTATGGATGGTCTTACATTTTCTGTTAGTGCTGACACTTCAACAGGTCATTTTGAAGTATTTGATTATAGAGATAGTGAAGAAGAAACACTAGCTCCAAAAACGGCTTCAAATAAATTCGACACAGATGTTGATAACTATGATAAACAAATGTTATGGAAAAAATTAAAAGAATTTAAAAAATAACTTACTAAAATCAATTAAATGGCAAAAAAATCTTTAATGCAAGAAAGAATAGTTTATAAACCTTTTGAATACCCAAAAGCTTTTGACTTTTATATGAAACAACAACAAGCACATTGGCTATGGACTGAGGTACCTATGATGGCAGATGTAAATGATTGGAAACAAAATTTAACAGAAACG